AGTGGCGAGCTTTGGATTGGATATTTTGCGGTCCCAAGTGGAACGCCGACATTTACAGACGTGGCAACACTACAAAGCACGGCTTTGGGCGAGCTTAGACAGATCGGAGTCTACTTTATTAGCTCAGCATTTGCCACGGCTCAGGTTACGGCTTTGCAAGCGGTAGTAACAACATTACAAAACGAATACAAATATACTTCTGTTTTATATGGGGGTGATATTTCGGGAATTTCAAACCTTTCTACACTTGTTGACCTTACGGGACTAACAGCGCCCCAGGTTTCTGTATGTATAGGACAGGACGGCGCGGGGAAAGGTAAAGCCCTTTTTACTTCCAAAGGTTATTCAATAACAGATTTAGGCGCAAAGCTTGGAGCAGTGGCAGCGGCAAAAGTAAACGAGTCGATCAGCTGGCTTGAGCGTTTTAATATGGTAACGGACGGAACCGAATTTGACAGCGCAGCATTTGCAAACGGCGACAGTTATACAAGTTTATCTAGCGGTTTAGTAAACGCAATTGATACAAAAGGATATTTATTTCTTTACAAAGAAAGCGGTTTTACAGGGACTTATAACAATGACAGTTATACAAGCGTTTCAGTAACAAACGATTTAAGCACTATTGAGAACAACCGAACAATTGACAAAGCGAAAAGGCTTTTAAGATTTTACGTTTTGCCAAAATTAGGGAGCCCCTTGAGAGTAAATACAGACGGGACATTGAGAACGGACACAATAGCAACTTTTAAGGCATTAGCTGAAAAGGGGCTTTTACAGATGGAGTCAGACGGCGAAGTAAGCGCGAGCGAGGTTACAATTAACGCGGCTCAAAACGTGGTAAGCACCTCAAAACTTGAATTGAGCGTAAAAATTGTACCTGTAGGCGTGGCCCGTGAAATAGTTATTAATATAGGTTTCACACCTAAACTTTAAAATATTAAATTATGGCATTAGCAGACAACCCCCCATTAATTAACGGCCAAGCTTACAGCTACGCCGACATAATTGTAACGGTTTTAGGCGTACCCGTTGCGGGTATTACGTCCGTGGAATATTCACAGACTCAAGAAATTACAGAAAATTACGGAGCGGGGCGCTTTGTAGTATCTCGAGGACTTGGAAAAATTGAGGCTGAGGGAAAAATAAGTATTGACAAAGCGGAATTTGCGGCAATTATTGACGCGGCACCAAGTAAAAGCTTGCAAAATATTCCCGAGTTTGATATTGAGGTGAATTACATTCCTGAGGGATCAACGCCGAGAACCGACGTTTTAAGGAATTGCAGATTTAAAAACGCCGTTGGAGGAGCGAGCGAGGGAGACAGTAACGTATTGGCGGAGCTTGACTTGGCAGTATCTCACATTGATTGGAATAACTAAAAAATTAATTTTTTTTTCATAATGTTTTTTTTTGGAGTTTTAAAGCCTTTGTTTAATAGCAAAGGTTTTTTTTATTAACTTGGGCCAAACATTTAAAACTTTAAAAAATGAAAAAAGAAACTTTAACAATTGAGGAATTAAAAGAAAAATTTGGCCCGCTTTACAAATTGGAGGTTCCAATGTCAGACGACACGACAACGGAGCTAATTTTAAAAAAAGTTGATAGGAAAAATTTTGATATTGGAAGTAAAATAATTCAGAAAAACGAAATGCAAGGCGTCGAGTTTTTTTTAAATAGCCTTACAGTAAAGGGCGATCCGACGCCAGTAATAAAAGACTTCGACGCCCTACGCTCGGCGGCTGAGTTGATTATTGAAATTATAAGCGTAAAAACGGGAAACGTTCAAAAGTTGTAAACGAGCTTGAGGGCTTAGATTTACAACTAGCAAACACTTTTTTGCGTGGCTCGAATTATTCTTATTTAAAACACAATATAGACAAGTATAGGGAGGAACTCGAGGGCAGTGAATTGGAACAAATGGACGCGCTTTTACGTTACCATTTTAAGGTTAACCCCGACACTTTAGAGGACAACGAATATTTTAAACTTGCGGCACAATTAACCTGGGTAATTGAAATGGAAAACAGCAAGTATAAAAGTAAGGACTAAAGGGGGCTTTTAAGCCTCTTTTTTTTTATATTTAAGCAATATGAGCGATAAGGCTATTTACACTATTGAGTTAAACGACAAATTGAGCCCAGGGCTTAAAAAAGCCGTCGCCAACTCAATGGGTTTCGATAAGCAAATCCAAAAAGGCAAAAAGAGCGCGGGCGGTTTTGCGGGCAAAATTGGAGGCCTTGGCGGTATGCTTGGTAAATTAGCGCCACAGCTTGCGTTAGCGGGGGCCGCAATCAAAGCGTTTTCGATAGCCAGCGACTCAATAAGAGTGGCCCGAAATTTTGAAAGCTTAGAAAATGCAATAAACGCCGCGAGTGGCTCAGCTAAGGAGGGCGCTTTTAATATGCGCTTTATTCGTGAGCAAGCTTTGAAACTAGGTTTACCCCTTAGGGAAAGCGCCGAGGGTTTTAAAACCATGGCGGGGGCCTTTATGGGTACAAGTATGGAAGGCGAGGCAGCGCGCGACCTTTTTAAATCTGTAGCCTCAGCCTCTACGGTTATGGGGTTAAGTGCGGAAGAAACAAAAGGAACATTTTTAGCACTTGGCCAAATGATGAGTAAGGGCAAGGTTTCGGCTGAGGAGTTGAACGGCCAATTGGGCGAGCGATTGCCTGGGGCTTTAGGAATAGCCGCGCGGGCTATGAATACAACAAAGGCCGAATTAATGAAGCTAATGGCCGACGGTAAATTAATGTCGGAGGACTTTTTACCCGCTTTCAGTAAGGAATTAAAAAAGACATTTGCGCAAGATTTACCCAACGCCGTGAATAGTAGTCAAGCTCAATTAAACAGATTTAATAACGCCTTTTTAGAATTAAAATTAAGTTTAGGGAGGGCCTTACTTCCTGTAATAAATAAAGTAATGGGCTTTTTTACTCGATTTGTTAATTTTCTTTTTGCTCATAAAGATTTAATAATAAACGACGTAATAAACCCCATAAAAGAAGTTTTTCAAGTATATTTTACTTCAATTGCTGAGGGTTTTGGAATGGTTTCCGAAGGTTTTGGCGATTCTATTAGTATGGGTCAAATTTTTATTGGTTTGATTAAAGGTTTTGCAATACACATGAAAAACATGCTTATAGTTTATCGGGTTTTTGGTAAAATTGTTGGGGCGGTTTTAGGCGGCGTTTTTGAGCTTTTAAAAAATGTAATCGATGGAATTGTTATAACTTTTCAAGCAATGTTTGGTTCTGTAAAATTTGTATTTACATACATAAAGGAAGAGGCCATGGGCTTAAAAGACATTTTACAGGGCGCTTTTACGCTTGATTCTGACATGATAGCCAAAGGGTACGGACGAATGCAAGGAGCGGGCAAAGCCGCGGCAAATGCTTTTAGCGAAACAATGAATAAGGATTTAAGCCTCGGAACCTTAGCAAATAATTTTTTTGGTTCTATGAGTACAAAGCCTAAAGCCGATCAAATGGCGGGGGGGCACTTTGCCACGGCTTTTGAAAAATATAATTTTGCAAAAAAACCAGGGGCAGCCTCAGGAACAGGGAGCAGCGGAACCACGGGAACAAAAAAGAGCACTACAAGCGTGGACGGCATCAAAAGCGGGCGCCCTACTCATATAAATATAGACATTGGCAAACTTATTGAAAATATGACTATCACAGCCACAGACGTGGAAGACTTGACGGGCAAAATTAAGGACCAAGTGGCCCAAGCTTTATTTAGTGCTGTTAATAATGTAAACAATATAGCGGGAGTTTAATTATGGCAATTAGCGATTATAATGTAGGACTTGCAAGCTTTCCCAGGGACGTGGCGAAGGACTTTCCAAAGGTTAAGCCCTCTTTAGTTTTAAAGGGTTTCGGTTTACAAGCTTTAAAAACTAGGCTTTACGACTTTGGACAAGAAGAGGCCGACACACAAAGGGGGGTTTCATATTTGGGAACGCCTGTTTTTATGAATATAGAGTTTAACCCTGGGGCCTATGTTGACAAAAAAAATAATACTATTGAATACGGGCAACTATTTACAAACACCGCCGACGACTCAGGGTTTAAAATTGACACTGTTTTATGTGACGTTTCAATTACAAAGCAAATAATTACAACAAACATACAAGGGGTTAACGGATCGGTAAAAGAATACATTTCGCAAAACGATTACGAAATTACAATACGGGGCGCACTTGTTGACCAAAGCGGCCAAAGATACCCCGAGGAACAAGTTTTACAGCTTGTCGAATTTTGCGAGGTGCCCGACTCAGTGCAAATATTTTCGAGGTTTTTAAATGATAATTTTAATATTCAGTATTTGACTATTCAAAGCGTAAATTTGCCCCAAGTTGAGGGGACTGAAAACGTACAACTTTTTGAAATAAAGGCAATTTCTGACGATCCGATAGAGTTAACAATAAACGAAATTAATTAATGTTAAGACTCGACAGCGAAATAAAACTAAATACGCAAATCTTTACCTTTTGCCACGAGGTGACAATTGAATCGAGCTACGACAACCTTTTAGACTCGGGGAAAATAATAATTCCCAAGCGGATAAGGTACGTAAACCAAGCGGGCCAAGACGTCCCAAACATAACAAGCGGAACAAACGCACTTTTTAAAGCTGGCGACGCCGTGGAGGTTTCCGTTGGTTATAACGCAAATATTACTAAATTTTTTACTGGGTTTATTAAGAGCGTAAAAACCAAATTTCCTATACTTTTTGAAGTTGAAGACCAAGTATATAGTTTAAAAAAGAACAGATTAAATCTAAGTTTAGACAACCCTAAATTAAGCGAGTTACTAAAAAAAATTATTCCTGAGGGCGTAAGCTATGAAGTGACGGCAGAGCAAAATTTGGGACAGTTTAGAATTAAAAACGCAAGCACGGCGGCGGTACTTGACGAGCTAAGAACAAACCACGGAATTTTTAGTTTTTTTCGGGACGGCGTTTTATACGTGGGCCTCAGTGTAAACCCGAGTTTACAAAGTGTCAACCGCTTTGAGTTTAACACGCCCAGTTTAATAAATGGCGACAGCCTTAAATTTATAGACGAGAGCGAGCGAAAAATAAAAGTTGTTTGTAAAAGTATAGACAATAAAAACAACACTTTAGAGGCAACCGCTGGGGACGAGGACGGGGAAACCCGCACGCTTTATTTTAATAACTACACTTTAAAGGACTTACAAGCCACAGCGGACAGGTTAAAAGACGAATTAAAATACTCAGGATACGAAGGGAACTTTACAACTTTTGTTAGTCCCTTAGTAAACCACGGCGACATAGTGGAACTAATAAATAGAACTATTCCCGAGCAGTCGGGCGCTTATTTGGTAACCAGGGTTTTAACTCGTTTCGGATATAATACAGGGGGGCGGCAAAGAATATACATAAAACAAAAAGTTTACGACTTAATAGAGGACGCAAACGGCAAATTTATACAAAAAGCACTCGGGGAATGAATACGCAAAACATAGGCGACTTAATAAAACAACTTGCAGCAAATAGCGAGGAAGTTTATTCTTTGCCCTGTAAAGTGGTTTCTATTGACTCGGACAACCTCGCCGAGCTTGAGCCTTTAAATGGAGATCCAAACTTATTAGCGGTTCGCTTAATAGCTGGGGCAAGTGCAACCCCTTTATTAATTACCCCCGTTATTGGCTCGACGGTAATTGCTACCTTTTTGAGTCGTAATACGGCTTTTATTTCGCTATACTCAGAAATTGAAAGCGTAGAAATAAGAGGGGGCGACTTTGGGGGGCTTATAAAGATAGAGGAGGCCGTAAGCAAGTTTAACAGGCTAGAAAACAAGGTAAACGCCTTAATATCTAAATTTAACACGCATACGCATTTATATATAGCGCCGTCGATACCTATACCAGGCCCAGCAGTTCCAACCTCGCCAACGGTTACGCCTGAGGTTCCAATTACGCCGACGACTTTAAAAAGTGATTTAGAAAACGAAAACGTAAAACATGGCTAACGTAAAAGACATAAAATTAACAGCGACAGCCTCGGGAGTGGACGAGCTTTTTATTGATCCAATAACAGGCGACATTTTAGCGGCTGACAGCGACACGCAACACGTAAAAGATTTGGTTTTTAGCTTTGCGGGTTGGTATAAAGAGTTTCCAACTTTAGGCGTAGGCGCTCAAAAGTACGTTAGCAGCTCGGGTAATTTACAGCGGTTAAAAAGTCGCATTCAAATTGCATTAAAAGCCGACGGCTACAAAGCGCAAAAAATAGCGGTAAAAAATAAGCAAGTTTTTGTAACTGGGGAACGAATAATAAAATAGTTATGGAAGAATACAAAACAATAGAGGGCCAAAATATATTCGATTTGAGTAACTTACTTTATGGTAATACAAGTAATTTGATTAAATTACTAACGGATAACCCCGCACTTGGTTACGTAGTAAAAAACATACCCGCGGGCACGGTTGTAAAATATACAAAGCAAAAAGGAAATAATATAACGAATTTTTATATAAGTGAAAGTTTAAAGCCAGGAACAAAAGATATTACAACGCCGCTACAAGGGAGCGGCTTTACAAGTGGTTTTAAT